AATGCCGGAGGTGGAGTGATGAAATTTGCACTATGTAAATGCGGCAACCCGTTACCCTGGGTAGACGTTAACAATGGGGAAACCAGAAGATCTAATCTATGTGGGAGCTGTATCACACGTGAAGCATTAGATATTCTGGGTCCTATACTCATAGCAGGAGCCAAGGTACTCGGAAAATATGAACTACCTGACAAGTACGAAGATAATTATTCTGACCACGACGGCAGGCGATGGGTGACGGTAGCTTATGCAAACGCCATGATGAAAAGTGCGGATCCAGAGGAGAAAGTTCCTACCATAGTTGGTATTGATTACGGTGAAGAAGGTGGGGACCGTAGTATACTTGCCTTGCGAAAAGGGGATCGGTTGATTGGGGTATTTGAGGCTACAGGTGAGGTGTGCCTTGGATCTCAGCAACGAACAGGGCACCAATACATTTACGATGCTGATGGTAACGAATTTAAGGAGGTGGAGTGATGCTATTCATATTTTCAGTTATCTCCTTAGCTGCATTGCTTGCGCTAGTTGAAATGACAATACTCGATTGGCTACTAGACGATCTTGCACCGTGGCTCTTTGTTCCTTTGTTTTTGATGGCCTTGGCACCGGCTCACTGGTTCATGATGCCCTAATCACCAGGAAGTGAAACTATGTACAAATATGAGTTGTTCGAAAGTAACGGCAGATCTATAGGTTACTTGCTACTGCCTCATTACATCTACCCGGAGACCGTGATTACTGACGAAGGGATCTCGGTACGGTTCGTCGGCTTTACTGAGGATGAAACTCAGCGGGTAATTGAAATCGCTTGTGACAATATTGAGTGCAACCAAATGGAAGAGGCATATCTGCGGTTATTAGCTGACAGGTTCACTGAGGAGGTGAAACTATGAGAGTAGTTGCAATACTGGAAACAATGTGGGACTGGCGTGGTCAGACCAGTGAGGCAGGATATAGGGAAGCACCTCGATACTTTCGTATTAATCCGAAAAACTATAGTGGCCGACGACTCTATAAACTGGTTGGTCCTGATGCCAGGTTGTTGGTGACTAATGCTTGTAGGGAATTGGCTACCTCTGCCAAGGGTCACGGTAAACCTGATCCTATATGGCTAGCTGAGAACCTGCAGAAGCTTGATACACTAGACTCTGGTTTTGACGTGCTTCTGGTCTGTGGGAAGGTAGCGCAAAAGTGTTACCAGGAATGTGCATACCGGGCTCTCGTTAGAGCCAGAGTGATTGAGATACCGCACCCGGCAGCACGGGGACATTGGAACGCCAAAACTATTGCTGAAACAGCAGAGCAGATTCAATCCATAGTTTCAGGATCATAGCCAGGGGTATACCGGCGCGCTCGCTTTGTAACTGATGGACCAGTACCTTCATGGATACGGTCCATCATGCGCTGTCTTGCTATGATCACTTTCTCCCGGTATTCACTGAACCGTTGGAACAGACTCGGGTTGATGGCCCACTGAGCATAGTGTGAGTGTTCCTTGGACCCGTCATCCAACCGCACCACCCAGCCAGCGTGTATCAACTCCTCCATTGATGCGATGATCATGCGTTCCGCTTCCCAGATGTTGTTACCTTCGATCTGTCGGCGCGCAGAGCGTTTAATGTCGGATAGGGTCACGGTCTCCCTGTCACAGTGCTGGATGACAAACTCAGCAATCCTGTTATCAAAGCTATCAACCCCGGCGATATCTCCCAGGGCATAGCGGAATGCCGGAATCACATAAGTCTTGATCACCTGAACCACGCGGTTCACGATATCTACTTGCACACTCGGATTGAATGGCGACTCGATCAGGTGGAACAGGAGAATCAATCGACCCGCAGTCCCTTCCAGTTTACCGAATGCAGTCATGTACTCCGTGGGTGAATTGAGCAGACGTTCATCCTGTTTTGAGTCTTCATACCATCGTTGGAACTCCCGATAAGCGGCGTGCGCGCCGACTGACAACGTGTAGTTCATCACCGGCAGTGCAAACACTAATCGTAGCGTGTTCTCCCAGGTAGCAGAGCTATTAGCGAAGTCAGGCACCGGGTGCCCCAGGCGCGTCTGATCAGGGCGTAGCGGTGCCAGGATGAACCGTTGCAGCAGCCCATCAGATGAGAGATTTTCCAGACTCTCTGTGAACACCTTGGGCTGGATATTCCCAACGATCGACACGGCCAGGTTCTCGCAGATTATCGACCCGGCACCCACACGATCCATTTCATATCGTTCCGACTCATAGGATACTACCCAAGAGGAACGATCCTCGCCTGAGTTTCTATCTCCCATCTTGCGTGCCCAGGATGCCATTTCATCAAGATGACAAAGCAAGCCGCGGGGCCGCTCGGCAGCATGACGTACCAGCTTTTGGCTCGTAATGTCCTGCACCGTGATTCGCAGCGGCACTGGTTGTGGTGGCAGGTCGGGCACCAGGGGTGCCTGGTCCGATCCAAGCATCGCTTCAGCCGATGATGAAAAGTCCAGGAACGCTTTCTTGGCGACCGAGTACATGGCTTCGTGACCTTCCCAGTTCAGCATCTCCTTTCGGAACCTCGAGCGATCATCGGCCTCAATGTTTTTGATTGGCTTGAGCATCGGTAGGGACCCTGGGGACTTCTTATCGGCGGGATCTCCAATGGTCATCAACCAAAGCACCGGGGGTACCCTGAACCCAGGCATAAGCTCGAGCCTGATCTCAGCGTCCACAACGCCGCAGATTGCCCCCAGTCCGGCGAAGAGGGGTACCAGGGGATCACATCCCACTGAATCAGAGATCTCCTGTGCGCGCACTGAGAGCACACTAGGCCACAGATCCAGATCCATTTCAGGGGGCACCGGGCGAAATCCCTCGAGTATGTCCACAGGGGTCATGGGTGGAATGGCGCTAAACAAGCTCGTGGCGTCCATGACCGGACGCTGCCAGCCATTGTCTGCTGCCAGGTGAAACAGGGTGCCCAGCTTGATCATGACCCCCTTGGTGATTCGAAAGCTGCCCCATTGGGTTAGGAGGTCGTGTTTACCTGGATACTTGGTCTCGCTTTGACTGGACCAATCATCCCACAGGGTTAGTCCCTGGTTCTCTTGGTCTGTCTGATTCCCTGCCCAGTGCAGCGCCATGCCCACATCGATCCAGTCATCACGGGAGCAGTCGGCTGGAATATGGTCCAGGGCGTCCCTGATCTCTTCCCAGGAGGCGTCTACCTGTCCCCCGGTGTTGATTGTCCGCTCCTGATCCTTCGCCAGCAGAGCGCGCCAGTGGTCCAGGAGAGGCATCGGGATCATAGGTAGTTGGTCCCAGGTTCCCAGGCCAGCCCATTGATACGGTTGCCCGGTGTCCGGGTGGATCGATGGTGGCAACACATCCTGGACTGTGAGTCCGTTGGCCGTAGCACAGCGCAGGTTGTAAATTGCCTGCTTGTTGACCGAGATCTGCTTGGATGTCAGGGTCAGGCCAAAGGGCATGCTGTAGAGTAACTTCCCGTGTCCCGGTCTATCCGAGTCGATGATCACGGCGTCCGGTGCATCGTAGAGTGCCTGGAGATTGATCTGTTGTGGAAGCAGCGTAGTGGTAGCCGTTGCCCAGTCATCAATATCCAGGGCCATGGTGCCGCTGTAGGCATGGGCCAGTCCGATGCCGTATCCAGGGGAGAGGTCAGCCTGGGAAGTCAGAGCATGATCACGGGTGTTCCACTTTTGGGTGCGTGGACCCTTGGTACCCGGTTGTATTGGCACCAGGGACCAACCGTGCTGAATGTAGGCATCTACCGTGTTTGGCATCATTCAAGACTTAGGCACTTTCCAGATGTTCTTTAATTTGTCTGCCAGGTTACTCATTTTGGTTCCTCTAAAATAAGGTGTGGCCACATGTTGGGCATTCAAAGTACATCCCACAAGCAGGGCATAAGCTATGAACAAATCCGTCGATAGTATCAAAATGTTCGATATCAATAAGATGATGGAAGACGGTTTCCCTGGGCCCAATGATAGTTATTCTCTGCACATTATTGATTTTAAATTTCATCATAGCGTAAGCATGGGCATGTTCAATTAATCGACCGCCGCGACTATTGTTTCTTGGGTTCTCCATCAAGGAGATGCACCACTGACAATCTTCCACATCACTCAGGTCTTCATTTGCAAATCTTAGCCGTGTTTCATTATCAGCTTGCTCAGACATCCCTACAGGGAGAATATGATCAGTGTCTGGTAATGTCCATCTACTGACTATCGTGTGACCATGGGTCTCCAGGATCTTACCAAGAGCGTGACACTCATGCCTGCGACTGAATCTTGCTGTAAAATATACTCTCATGATAATTCCTGTTTGGGGTTTATCGGGAACAAAACACAAAAGGTATCTAATATCCTTTCTCAGCTGTCCGATCTTAAGGTCTTTGTCTGCCAGGTTACTTATTTTGGTTCTCTTCGGATGCTCCGCCATCAATGCTATCAACGTAATCAACGTAATCACATAGTACACAACATGACCCATTACAACCTGTAACCACGCTGTTCATGTTTTTGCATTCGGGACAAGTATCACCATTAAGGTGCCCCACGGCCAAATCTAATCTCAACTTCAACTCAGCTACCTTATCTTCCAATTCAGTCATGCGCCGTGGATCTGGGATTCTCAAAGCCCAATAGGTGCCCCGCTTCACCCACTCCCCTATTTCAATTCCCTGCTTTTGTGAGTCTTCGATTTCAACAAAGCGTCCAGATTGATTTCCAGGCGGTCCATCAAACAGTATGTCTATATAGTTGTTCATCTATTTCAAATTCCTGTACACGAATGTTTGACAAGCGTAAACGAAATAGAATACACTTGCAACAACATCTGAGGATTAGCTAATGTCAACAACCGAAAACTTGGACGCTCTTATTGCGGTAAGGGTCTCGAAAAAGAGTCGCAAGGCGTTCCAGCGCAAGGCTGATCGATACCCAGGGACATCCTCAGATGTGCTCCGCGAGATCATTGAGGCATTTGTCGATGACCGCATTACAATCACCCCCGATCCTAAAAAGGAAAGTCTCTATGTCTCTTGAAACTGAACTCCACAAATTAACCGAAGCTATGCTGGCGCTGGCAAGTGCCACTACCGTATCACCGGCTACTCCTGCTGCTCCCGCTACCCCAGTTCCTGGTGTTCCCGCCACCCCGGTTACCTCGGCCACACTTACGCCTGTTGCTACCCCTGCATTAGCTGCAGTTCCTGCCAGTCCAGTGATGCCAGCAGCCCCAAATCTGGAAACTCTTGCTACGCCTGTCGCACCTGTGCCCGGTGCTGTGCCATTCACTGATGCCAAGGGACTGGTTGACTGGGTGATGACGAAGTACAGAGACCTGGGTCCAGTTCAAGGTGTCCTGATTCAAAATGTGCTTGTCGGCATGGGCTACCAGAACATCAACGAAGTGAAGCCGGAGCACTATCCTCAGCTGCACCAGGAAGTTGAAATGATCAAAGCACCCGCGTGATCTGGGGCATTAGTGCAGTTGGCCGTCCTCTCTACCGTCTGGCACAGAGGTGGGAGAACAGCCGTTCGCGCACCGTTATGGATTCACTATTGAATAAAGGAACCAAGGTTATGAGTGATCATGCTCTTCTATCTCCCTCTAGTCGCCATCGGTGGAGTCAGTGCCCCGGTAGTGTTAAAGAGGAAGCGAAATATCCTGCCGAGGAGTCAAACCCAGCAGCAATTGACGGTACTCATAGTCATACGCTGCTGGAGCACTGCATCAAAGATGGACTATCGGACCCAACTACCAAAGTCATTCAAAAAATGACAGACCATGAGGGTGAGTTCACCGTTGACATGGAGCGCGCCATTAGGGTCAAGGTTGCTATTGATTACATCAAAGCCCGAGTTGAGGAATACAACGGGCTGTGCACTGTCTTCAGTGAGCAGAAAGTCACTCCCCGGTTTCTTGTCCATCGAGGTGATATGCATGGCACCCTGGATGTACAAATCATCGGGGGCGATATAATTGAGATTATCGACTACAAAGATGGCTTTGTGGGAGTTGAGGTTATTGATAATCCGGCAATTGAACAATATGCGCTTGGGGTAGTTTCAGGGTATGCTGAGAAAGAAGAACCAGTCCCTGTTAAAACATTTCGAATGACTATCATCCAGCCCAAACTTGCTCTTACCGGTGGAGAAGTCATCACCTCACATGAAGTATCCGTGGATTATATTATCGGTCTCATCACTCCGATAGGTGATGAAGCTGATGCAACTGACGCAGATGATGCGCCCCTTGTAGCTGGTTCAGTTCAGTGCAAATGGTGCTGCGCGACCGGGTGTGTGGAACGAGCAAGTCAGGCAATGGCTGATATGGATTTTCAGTTTCCAGTTGTTGCGCCAGGCGATGACGTGACGCAGCAGGTAGTTAGTCGAGATGCATCGGTAATGACCAACCTTCAAATTGTTCAGATCATTGAAGCAGCCCCTCTGATGCGTCAGCTTCTGGAGTCAGTTGACAAAGAAGCCCTGCGTCGAATGACTGCTGGTCAGGATATGCCTGGTGTCAAAGTTGTCAACGGTCGTGGCTCACGCAAATGGGCATTGAGTGAAGAAGACATGCTACCGAAGCTGACTAAGATGGGTATCCCGAAGGCAGTGCTTCTACCAGCATCTTTTGTGTCACCGGCCCAGGCAGAAAAACTGACTTGGGAAAAGAGAGACGGTACCCCTATGCAAGTGAGCGAGAAGCAATTGAAACGATTGAACGATGAGTATATTGTTCACATGGCTGGTAAGCCGACAGTTGCTTTTGAATCAGATAGCCGAGTGGCTGTCGTAACGAATGCGGCACCGATGTTTGATGCTGTTGAAACTCCGGTAATTGTCGCAACGCCGGATTGGTTAACGTAAATCAAGTAATGTAATCGAGGTAATTCAAATGAATGATGTAATTATGCTAAGTAATGTACGACTGTCATTTCCACATCTTGCGGAACCACAGCGTCAGAAAAATGAAATTACAGGTGTGGAACGAGTTAGCTACAACGGTGAGTTCATCATGCCGGAAACTGATCCGGGGTTTCAGTCGTTCCTGCAGAAGTACGGGCAACTTGCCCTCGCCGACTGGAAGGAACACTCACAACAGGTAATGGGTTTGATCACCAATGATCGGAAACTGCGGTGCTTTGGCCGTGGTGAAGAAAAGATCAACAAGAAAACGTTTCAGCCTTATGATGGCTACGTTGGTCAGGTGTACATCACTGCAGGCAAGAACCAGCAACCCCAGGTGATCCAGGCCGATGGTAAACCTATCGATCCCACCAATACAATGCTGTATCAACAACTGACTCGTAAGATGTACGGTGGTTGCTGGATCAATGCTGCAGTCAAACCATGGTTACAGAACAATACCCACGGTCGTGCAATCCGGTGTGATCTGATTGCTGTGCAGTTCAGTAAAGACGGCGATCCCTTTGGCGAAGCTCCAATTGACACCACGGGCATGTTCAATCAGGTGGACGAACCGGTTGCTGCTCCAATTACTCCGGGACCAGCGATGCCTGCTGCACCATTCGGTACGCCAGCGGCGACACCAGTAACTCCTGTTAGTCTACCACCGTTTATGATGCAGTAAGTTCTGGGGGACTTCGGTCCCCTGTTTCCCTGGTAATCTGTGGTGATGCGATGTTCCTAGCTACATCTGCGACAATCATTCTTCTCATCTTGGTGCCGTATACATCGGACCTGCTGTTGGTTCCAGCGGGAGGCTTTGCTCTATTATCTTTTGTGCTGGTTAATAAGGCGTGTAATCAAGTAATGTCAACTTTCATCAAACTCTGTTCTGTAATTCTTAGGTGATGTGATGACTAATGAATTCAAACTGTTCGGAGAGGACTCAATTTGTGCTTGGTGTCACTCAGGTGATGTCCCATTGATCGAAACACAGGCTGAACCATTGAAAGACGACAAAGTGCATATTTGTGAACTTTGCTACACAACAACAGCAATCGGTTCAAGACTTCAGTATCCTGCAAGAGACCCTGACAGCTACGGCGAGCAGCAGGTAGTTAGAGCAATTGCCCAAGCAGCAAATTTTATTGTAAATCAATTAAAAAATAATGCGTGACTACATCTATGATTTGGAAACCTACGTTAACGTATTCACTATGGCAGTGGAACACGCTGACTCAGGACTCCGGTGGTCATTTGAAATCAGTGACTGGTGTAACGACTCCAAGGAGATCATAGCCTTTCTCCAGTGGCTCAAGGATCAGGGTGCCCGGATGGTAGGGTTCAATAACCTGGCATTCGATTACCCGATCCTACATATGCTGGTTCGTATGGGTCACAGTGATGCACTCACCCTGTATCAGAAGGCACAATCAATCATCGAAACTCAGAACAACGACAAATGGGCCCATCAGGTCAAACTGTCTGATCGGTTCGTTGAGCAACTGGATCTCTTCAAGATTCATCACTTCGATAACATGGCACGGGCTACCAGTCTAAAGGTACTGGAGTTCAATATGCGCTCCGAGACCATTGAGGATCTACCATTTGATGTCGGTACCACTCTGACCGCAGAACAGGTGCCAGTGCTCAAAAGATACAATGCCCACGATGTCACTGAAACCAAAAAGTTCTACTTCAAATCGCTGGAGATGATTCGGTTCCGGGAGGAACTGACGACAAAGCATCAGCAGGATTTTATGAATCACAGTGATCCCAAGATTGGTGAGAACTACTTCATCATGGAGTTAGAGAAGGCCGGGGTACAGTGCTATGACTACGGTCCCGATGGTCGCACACCCAGGCAGACCAGACGTGCATCGATTGCACTCAAGGATGCCATACTACCGGGGATCGTGTTCCAGCAGCCTGAGTTCACTAGAGTAATGAACTGGCTTAAGGAGCAAGTAATTACTGACACCAAAGGCGTATTCAAGAACCTTCATACCATGCCTGTTAATTCTGAAATTAAATTTGTATTCGGCCTAGGTGGAGTTCACGCAAGCATTGAAAACGAAATCGTTGAGGCTGAAGAGGGAACCACAATTCTGGATGTCGATGCCACCAGCTACTATCCTAAGCTTGCCATCGTCAACCGGTTCTATCCGAATCACTTGGGCGATACCTTCTGTGACATTTATGAAAAATTATTTGAACAACGGAAAAAATATCCAAAGAAGTCTGCTGAATCTCAGATGCTGAAGCTGGCGCTAGTTGCCAGCTTTGGTAAATCCAATAGTCCGTTCAGTGTATTCTATGATCCCATGGTTACGATGAGGATCACGCTCAACGGTCAGTTGCTCCTGTGCTTACTAGCCGAGGGGTTGATGGGGATCCCTGGCCTACGGCTGCTCCAGTGCAACACAGATGGTGTATCGGTGAAGGTGCCTAACGGTCAGTTGCCATTGGTAAAGAATGTCTGTGATGCATGGGAGAAGCGTACAGGGATGAACCTGGAGTCGGCTGAGTATTCCCGGATGTTCATTCGAGATGTGAACAACTACATCGCTGAGTACGTGAACGGTGATGTCAAGCGCAAGGGCACCTATGAACATGCGCCACCAGGTGAACGTGCGCCATTAGGCTGGCATCAGAATCTATCGGCCCTGGTGGTTCCCAAGGTCACAGAGAAGGTGCTGCTTGAAGATGCACCGATTGCAGAGACCGTGAGGAACTGGCCAGACTTCATGGACTTCATGCTGCGGACTAAAGTTCCCAGGAACAGTTATCTGGCTCTGCGGATCGGTGAAGAGCAGACCCGGCTGCAGAATACCACGCGGTACTATGTTGCCGAGGGTGGGGGTAACCTGATCAAGTGGATGCCGCCGCTCGCAGACTGGAAAGAATGGCGTAGCATCGGCATCGATGCAGGATGGGGTGTACAGGTTTGCAATGACATCAAAGATGCTGGGAGGTTGCCCGTGGATTTTGAATATTATATCCGCGAAGTTGAGAAAAGGGTTTTGATTTTAAAATGAACAGAGAATATTTTCTAGGTATTAACAAAGATGGGAAGGTGGAATTCTCACCGACAGGTGCTCATGTAACCGTGACCGAGGATGGATGGATACGGGCATCATGGGGTACTTCAATAAATAAGGAGAGTGAGATGAGTGAATTATTCGAAAAGTTAGCAGCAGTTCAGCATGACATTTGGGCGTCCTGGCAACGGTGGGTTCATGAGAACAAGATGACGGAGGATTCATTCGGTGATCTAACCGTTCAAAGAGTGGAGTACAAGCGCTGGCAGCGCCAAATTAAAACGCCATATGATGATCTAACCGAGTCAGAAAAAGACAGTGACCGGGAACAGGTTCGTAAATTCTGGGATCTGATTCAACCGAATGAAGCGAGTCTGGTTGTCAGTGAATTAGGTGATCTGATGACCATTAGAATGGCGCTTACCATGTACATTATGGATCTCAATCGGACCGGTTTAGGCAATGATGAAATGGGTAAGGGGATCTGTCGAGGTTACATTGCACGGTCGGAGCGATTGATTGTAGCGATTTCTAAGCTGGAAGACGCCGTGTTGCAAACCCTTAATGACCAAGATGCTTGAAAAAGATATCGAGTCCCGAGTGTGCCGGTACGCCAAGTCCAAGGGACTCGATCACTACAAGTTTAACAGTCCCGCTCGTGCTGCTGTACCGGATCGTTTGTTCATTACTCCCAGTGGTTTCATATTCTTTGTCGAGTTCAAAGCAGAGGGGAAGAAGCCAACGACAGCGCAGCTCCGGGAACATGTGCGCCTACAAAAACGGAATGTACGGGTGTTCGTGATCGACAACGTAGATGAAGGTAAATTTGTGATTGATTTAATGGGTGGTAAAAATGAAATGGTTTAAAAAGTTACTCAAAATCGTTCATGATTACGATAAAGATAGACTTACCGATAGGTCTTTTTTGTTCCAAAAAATAGAGGATGCAGAGCAGTTTATTCGTGATAGAACCACCGTCGATGTCGATGTGGGTATCAGCCCTCAAAATCATTCCTCTCAGATTATAGTTGTTGGAAGATATCGCAACAATGACTACATTCAAACTTACCAAATGCCTGATCACGATTTCACTGCATTAGTGGAGCATTTAAGAGAGCTGAGCAAGTACGCTACCATTCAGCGAATTGACGCACCCTATGGAATGAAAGAGATGTTCCCGAGAGATCTTAAATTCTAAATGACCACACTAACCGTTGACCTTCTCCACGGCTACGAGAAGAAAGCAGTCAATTTCCAATGTACCCAACCCAAGTCAATGCTCTGGTTGGACATGGGTTTAGGCAAGACCGTAGTCACGCTCACCTCGATATCCCACTTACTCCGCACAGGTTATCTCAACGGTGTAATCATCGTTGCACCACTCCGGGTGGTCCGCTTAGTATGGCGCCAGGAAGCCGTGAAGTGGGAGCATACCAAGCACCTGACGTTCAGCATGGTCGTTGGCTCCAAGGATCAGCGTACCCGTGCTCTGCTACGACCGGCTGACATCTACCTGATCAACTATGAAAATCTCCAGTGGCTCTCTGAAACTCTGCAGACCTACTTCATTAAAAAGAAGCGACCGCCCCCATTCAACGGACTGGTGTGGGATGAAATCAGTAAGATGAAGAACAGCGCCACTCACCGGGTCCGCGCAGTTATAAGCATCCTGGATCAGTTCATCTGGTCCACCGGGCTCACGGGTCAACCGGCAGCCAATGGCTACAAGGATCTCCATGGCCAGTTCCTGGTGATCGACCGTGGAGAGCGCCTGGGGGTCAGCAAGACGGCATTTCGCACTCGATTCTATAAGAAGGTAGGGCCATACAAAGAAGTGCCTTACGAGGACACAGAGGATACTATCAAGCGATTAGTTGGGGACATCACCCTAGAGATGTCGGCAGCCGACTACAACCCGCTCCCGGATCTCATAATCAACGACATCGAAATCGAGATGCACGAAGAACTTCGGGTCAAGTACGAGCAACTGGAAAAAGAGTTCTTTACCCGACTCGATAGCGGCGTTGACATCGAGGTGTTCAACCAGGCCAGCTTAACGAACAAATGTCTCCAGTTCTCCAATGGCGCGGTTTACCCGATCGCAGGGATGCCGCTATGGGAACCCGTACATCGATACAAAATGGATGCCCTGGAAGGAATCATAAATGAAGCACAAGGAAGTCCGGTTCTGTGTGCCTATGCCTACCGGTCTAATGCTCAGATGATCATGGAGCACTTCAAACACCTGGACCCGATCAACCTAACCGAGTGCAAAACCGAAGCATCCCTTATCAACGCAATGCACCGTTGGAAAACGAATACCTGTCCACTCATGATTGGGCATCCTGCCAGTATGGGTCACGGGATCGATGGCCTACAAGACACCGGACACATCTTGGCATGGTTCGGAATGAACTGGAGTCTGGATCTGGTTGAGCAGTTCAACGCCCGAGTGCGGCGGCAAGGCCAAGGTGTCCCGGTGATCTGTCACCGAATCTTGATGCAGAACACCTTGGATCAGGCTCAGATATTAGCACTGCATGAAAAGGCAACGACTCAAGAAGGGTTGCGAAATGCCATCAAGCAGTATCGACTGACGAAGGAGTCTACTTCCGTCGCGTCATCGATCCATATCCAGTCTTCGATTTAGTAGTACGACCTCGACCAACCTTGGCTTTTGGTTTAGCTTTGGCCGTTGCTGCTGGTTTGGCTTTTACCCCTTGCTTCGGGTTACGCATTCCAACTTTACGTGGTGGTATCATTTTACTTTCTCCTTTTTGCAAAGTGTGGTCTATCACATCTTTCTTTAGTCCAAAATCCGCCCCATTTGATCTGTACCCCAACGTCACCGCCAGCATGGAACATTGCTTTAGCAAGCAGAGAGTAATCGTTAGGATCATGCGACGTGTGCCCATCAACCCAAGGATACAAATCAACTGCTAACACTCCAGTTCTATCATCATCCTCTTTCAGATGATCACTATCCATTGTCCAGGAGACCCCATCATCGATATTCTGCCGCTGTTGCAAAGGGGAGCGTTGGGTTTCAATCACTGAGAAATCGACTTCAGAAATCTCAAAGGCGCGCATCACGACTTGTTTGATATCGTTGCAACCACCTTCAAGATTCGAACGTGAGGCTGTACCCGGTGAATAGCTCATTTCTTGATCTTCCTCCAGATGCTGATACCGGCAGATGCCAGGAAAACAACAAAGGTAATTATCACAATGTAGTCCGATGCCGGGTAATCGAAAATAAGATATTGCAACAAAGATTTCGGTGGGGCTTGCGCCACGGCTATAACCGTAGTTCCGAGTGCTGCTTGGGTAGCGATGCTGTCAATCATGGGCTTCCTTATGACTCAATAGGTCAATGAATTTTCATTCACCGGATTCTGACTTAGGTTGTTAGTTACACCAGCCGCTGCGCCACTGATGACTGGTTGTACAGCAGGCGACCATGTTGTAGGGTTTGTCAGTATCTTCAATATGCGACTACGTTCAGCTGCAGGTAATGCCCCCATTAGATCAGCAGTTCCTTGGGGCGTTTTAAGCGCCTCTGTCAAAAGCCTCATCGTTTTTGTACCGATACGTTGTTCCAGAACTTCCATTCCGAGTTTAGCCGTGACAACAAATCGATTCAACCAAGTAGGAAGGTAGGTTTTGCCAACGTTCTGCTGTAACAGTTCTTCAAGTGCCTTGGCACCCGCAGTAGCCTGTTCCTTCATAGCTGCGTCACGGATCACGGTGGACGCTACTTCACGAAGTGATGCAATCTCACCCGCAGAAACTTCTTTGGCGATATTGTAACTACCAGGACCGAGTACCTTTTCCACCACTTGTGGCGAGTTCCCTTCGACCAATTTGATAAACTGCTCCGGGGTGTTCTTGAACAACTCAAGCGCCTTGCCGAACAGTTTGGTTTTAGCAATCTCTTTCATCCCGGCAGCATAATCAGCCAAATATTTTCCGTACCCAACGCCACCGGCATCCTCAATAGCCCGCACAAGCACCGGTTTAATGTCCATAACAACCTGGGCCGCATGGTTATTCGCCTGCTTTTGACTGATACCAGGACGCAGACGTGCAATCACTGCATTGACTGAATTCTTGCGGATTGCATCCAGGGCAGCTGCATCGATGATTCCACCCTTCCCGGTCCATTCAGCCAGATCATCTGCAATTTGACGCAGGGCACCCTCTATCAGATCGTTACCCGCAGTACCCGGTGTTCGCAGTTGCCGGATAGTTTGAATCAGAGCGTCCGTTCTCAACGGCTTCAGCCCATAGCTTTCCATCACATCGAGTGCAACCTTGGCAAACGTCCTGCCTTGCCCGAGATCCAGGGATGCAGTTGCAGCATCACTTGACCACTTTTCTGCTTTCACTGCCAGTTCACCGGCATAAGTGTAGCGCGGCACATTCGGCAGCCCGGAAGCAGGAGACGTTCTTTTAGCTGCTTTCGTAGCAACACCTTTCAGATACTCCAGACGGCGAACCTTGTCACCTGCTTCGGTAGCCGCTTCAGTCGCCCGCACAACCTTTGCCTCCAGGCCAACGCCAGCTCTTGATGCCTGAGTTGCAATACGCAGTTCAGTTTCCAGTACAGGAACCAACCTATCGTTCAGCGCATTCTTCGCAGTCTTCTCAACAACCCGGACATCGGTCGCAGTTGACCCCTTCGCCAGTTGCTCAAGGGTATTTAACGATTGTTGTCTCTCTCCCTTTGCCTGCTTTCGAACATACCGCAGCGCCTCGGGCTCACCTCGTAGCCTTCGCTTCGACAGGGCCTGGAACGTGGGTTCATCGGCCACTTCGGCCACTACCTTCGCAGCAGTGACATCAGGTGATCCTCTTCGAAGTGCATTCACGGTCCCTGCAACATCTTCAACTGAACTCCTGAGAATATTCGTTGCCCGAGTCTTGGCTGCACTGAATAGATCGATCCCTTTGCCGACAACCTTACCCACAACTCTACCGACCACCGGACCAGCTGCTTCAAAAGTACCGCCAAGCGCCACATCAGCCACAGAACTGAGTAACCGTTCCCCAGGTCCGCGGGGATCGGGAGTACCAAGATACTCATCGGCTATTCTCAAACCAGTCTTGGCGATCCCATACCCAAGGCCGGCGCCGCCTACTGCACCACCAAGGCCAAGAGGCGCACCAACCACACCACCCATCATAATCCCACCAATTTCAGCTGCAGGAGCCACGTAGGGCCGTATATGCTCTTCCCACATAGTCATGGAATCTATGGGTTCAGGCGCAGCAAGCGGCTCCTGAGTCCCCAGGTACGCATCAGGATCGAAGTCCTGGGCAAGATAGGCATCGGGATCAAAATCTGCCATAGGTCATTTTCCCAATCGTGTCTTGATTTCAACAGCTCGGGGATCCTCTGGATTCGCGTTAGCCCAGTCCAGTGCCTGTTGGTCGATTGTACTTAGCTTAGGCGCACCATCTGAATCAACCACTCTCGCACGTTTCTCAGCCCGTGCTACCCCGTTGCGAATGATCTGCCGAAACTCCATAGCCGCTTTTACAAAAGCACTCTCACTCTGTGATAGTCGCATTCGTTCGATTGCGGTAGTAGCCTTGTTACCCTCAACCTCGGTAATCTGACCACCACCTTTCAGGGTCTCAAATGCCGTCAGGAACGCTGCACCGGTCATCTGATCGAACAGTGCCTGGAAGTTAGCAGCTTCGGTGCCGGGGATGAATCTTTGGCCCGGTGCCCAGGTAGCACCCACCACGGATTCAAATCCAGGATGCTGTGGAATCCCTTTGTCTTCGTTGCCAATCATCTGATCAATGACATCCAGACTCTTGTTAGCTTCCTGAATAACCTTCGGCAGCTCTCGTTCTGCGACTGCCTGATCTTCACCAATCTCCTTACCCGCTGCTTTTGCGGCGGCTATTTGTTGCTGAAATTCGGGATCTGCATCCATATCCAGTTTCATCTGACGAAGGGTGTTGGCTTCTTTCTGACGTTCATTTCTCATTTCAGCAGCAGTCAATCTCACCTCTTGGCCGCGCCGTTGAGTTTCCAGTCTCGCCATTGCAGTTTCATTTTTCAGTACATTCTCTGCACCGACCTTGGACTCCTGAATCAACTTATTAAATGCTTCCGGTCCTTTTTCTATCGCTTCTTGAATCCGCTGCATTGATTTCTCAGGCGTAACACCTCTTGAGGTTAGCCAGGGTCCTAGAATTGGATCAGCATGATTACCTTCATGCCAGCTCATGTAATCTTCTGGACCGGTTACACCGTCTAACGTTTGACGAGAGGCTTCCAGTCGTTTGATGATGAGTTCACTTTGTGTCTTTTGCCGAGTGAACTCCGCTGTTTCTTGATTCGAAAGCGATGTAGCAAGATCGGCGCCCGACTTACCAAATCGAATCAATCCTTTGCGAAAGTTTGGTGATCCAAGATCTGCGCCTTTAAGATATTGGCGCAATTGATTCTGTTCCTCGACAGTCTTCTCATAAGTTTCCAACTTCATTTCAGCCAAAGCATTTGCTTGCTGACTGGATTTAATTGCTTGATATTTCCCCATCTGATTAAGAGGAGATTCAAGTTGTAACGGTCTTACCCGAAGTGCAATTGAAGGATCAATAGGCATAGTTTATCCTCACGCACCCATATAAGGAGGCGTACCCTGTTGTGATTGCAGCAGTTTCATGTACTTCTGATTTTGCCAGTAGTTTAACCCGGTACCCAGGGCAGAAGTGAGCGCATTCGCTGTACCAACGTACCCGGATGCACGAGCGTTGGCAGCCCCGGTGATTGCCTCAGTGGCTCCCTGAGTATATCGACCAGTGGCTGCACCTATTCTGCCTACCGAAGTTTGACCAACCCCCGCCAGACTTTGAAGCGGTTGTAACCGTGCTTCACGATTGGACTGATAACGATTAAAGGCATTGGTGTACTCACCACTGGCATACTCTTGTCCATATCGAGTTGCTGCTTTAAGCGCACGACCTGAAACCAAATCACCCCTGACAGATGCTTGTCGATCCAGGGACTTCAGTCCTTCTTTAAGTCGAAACTGGTATCCAGGTTCCTGCTCAAGATCGGCGCCGGTAAACTCACCGGTAAACTCACCGCCAGGTTCCAGGCCAGCAGTAATTCGTGCCAGAGCATTAACCCCGGCTTCTTGCCAAGGTGCCTCACGCTCCTTTTGCTCCTGGAACATCTGGTACTCAAGATCACCTGCCTTTTCTGCTGCTTTGGCTTGAGTCTTACCTGCTTTCCCGGAGGCAACTGCTCCAATGACAGCAGTTCCTACAATAGCTCCTGCTACCCAAAAAGTCATGGTGTCACCTCAATTGACTGTTTCTTAGCCACATTGCCTAATTCGAACATACTATTGGGGTCATCTTCAACTAATTCATTCTCAGCGTCTTCGATAGTCAGTGAGTCCGTGCGATGGAATGTCATGCACAGCGCGTCTGTAACCGCGTACACGGCACGTTTGGTGCCAGGCTTACTAGATATCAACTTGGGACCGGTGATCTCCTGTACCCCATCGTCCGTGGTGATCGCCACGGTTCCTGAGACAATCAGGTAGAAGTGCTCTTTCTTGTGAACCTTGCCGATCACCAGGACCCCTGCTGGCCGGAATACTTCTCGACAGTACATGCCAGCATGAAACGTGTGAGTGGTCTCCGGTTCGAACTGAGGCATCTTGGACACCTCGACCTGAAGCGCATTGACCTGATCGATCATGGGCACCTGGGAGTTTGGTTGTTCGATTTTTTTATGCATAAAAGTCAGGTGTCCTTGTTGTCCTGGTCCCCTTGATTCTCTGGGTCTCTGCGCTGGTCATCTAGCTGCTGAATGCAGGCTGTGAGTTTGGCGCAGAGCATAGCACTTGCCCTGGCTTGCGCTGTAAATACTCTTGTTTTTTCTTCCATCATTGCTAACAGATTTTCATAGTCTGACTTGCTTAGTAAATTCATATTATGCTCCTAGCGCACCATGTACTAAAAAGGCATCAATTAATGCGTGAACATGTTGTGCAAGTACTTCAAGTGTTACTGTTGAAGTAGCAAAACCGGTTCTAGTTTGTGTTCCAGTTGGCGAAGTCCAACCTGTATCTCTATTTCTTATTACCTGAGTTCCATCTACAAAGTAAGCGTCAGTAGTATTTATTGAACTTACAGCAACTTTTCCACTTCCAGCTATACGAAGTAATCTAAGATCTCCAGTGCCGTTATCTATATTAATGCCCCATTCCTCTCCTGCTCCATTAACTAGTCGTGTATGATTAGAACTACCATTATATATCCGTGCAGTCTCACTAATTATAGCGTCTCGTGCTGCTAGTGCTGTTGTTGCATTTGATCCAATTGCTATCGGAGTGAATGCAAATTTATTGAACAATCCTCGCGTGTCGTGATAATAAAGACTTGCACCTGTATTAATAGTCGGGTTCGGAGCATTATTGTCCTTGTCAAGCTGCCAAAAAATATTGTCATGTGAAGCAACCGTTGCCTCCGGCGTTCCTTCCGCAACGAAAGGCCCGACATAACCGATACTAAAGAAATAATTGTGTCTTGCCGTTAATGCATTGACCGAGCCAGCACGAAGGATCCCAGCTTCACCGGCGCCCCTTGCTGCTCTAAAGATCCGAGTGAGTTGAAACGTATTGTTATCAGTCGGGCCAACATCAAGACCGATACCGTTGAAGTGTTTGAACGATAGGTTCTCGAACCAGTTAAAACTCGTGTTCGCGATAGAGTCCCCACCGAGGCGCAAACAGGCTCCTGCTTCCCTAAAGTGCTCCCATTGAATGTTTCTAATTTGATTGTGTTGGCAATCTCTTGCCTCACCCAAGGTAGCCACTACACTCATTTCAAAACCGGCATCGGTGAAGTCGAGAAAACCAAGATCAGAATATTCACAGTAACTGGTAGATACGACATCCAAGCCGATTGCTGCACTGGTATCAGCTACTCCGCTCGCTAGATTCACATCGGTAGTTACAATCGTTGTTGTTGAAGACACTACGACAAATCCGTTAGGACCCGTACCACGAATAGCAGCACTGATGGTTACTACTGCCCCACTGGAATTAGCGTAATAGTTCGGAGAGGAAGTAAACGCATTGATGTTTGTAGCAACGTTTGTTGCGGTTACAGTTAGACTCGTATCGAAGGCTTCCGCGCCACTCATGATCTGAATGCTATTGACTGTTATACCATCAACACTACCACCTCCACCACTATCCAGTGTCACGGTGCCATTCGAATGAGTTGGGGCATTGGCGTCGAACTTTATTTTCTTAACACCACAGGCTCTCAGCGATTGGTTTCCGCCACCAGAGACAGCCGTCACTTGAAGTATTGTCCCGCCAGCAGACCCGGTCCATTTCAATCCAGTAGTAGCAGGCTCGCCTCCAAGGTCATGAAATCCGCCTGCTGGTGCGCCACCTTCAATTATTACACCTCGACTATTTACTACCAATCCTGTCGCAATAGCATAGGTTGACGCTGGTAGAAATACTGTACCTCCCCCTGCGGCTTCAACAAAATCAATAGCTGCCTGTATCGCTGTGGAATCATCGGTTGAGCCATCGCCTACTGCACCAAACGATATAACATTGAACTTACCTGGAAACGATCCAATACCTAATGTCAAATCAATATTGTCATCGGGCATCGTGAGCACCCGTACCGTGCTATTCGAGATAGCGCCCACATCGATGCGCATCTCTTTATTGGTACCGAATGTCACCAGCGAGGTCGAATCGGGTACAGGCAATGCCGCGGCCACATTGGCTGTATCGGTTACATCTGCGTTGGTCTCTATGCCGTCCAGCTTGCTGCCGTCCACCGACAGATCCCGACCATCCACTGTCTGAGTGCTGAGCATGGTGATGTTACCGGTCATCTGTCCGCCGCCCCTGGATAGAGCGGCAGCTGCTAAGGTGCCCTCTGCCTCAGTAGCAAATGATCCTGTGCCTGGCGTGAGATCAATGTCCGCGTCCGCCATGGTAATCGTGCGTGTATTACCTGCAGTGATACCACTAGCATCTACATCAATCTCCTTTGTCGGGTCAGCGACGTTCTGTATGGCGAAGACGTTATCGGGGAATATGGTCAATGCAGCCCCGGCACCTCCGGCGACATGGCTTGGAAAGAATCCCGTAAGATCTATATTCTCTACCAAGGTTAGCTGGCCACCTCCAGCTGCTAAGTATCTATAGACAAGCTTGGCAATCAAGAAGCCTGAACCTCTATATGCTGCAGGGATTGTATAGGTACCAAACTTGGAGCCATCAGTAATGGCAGCTGCATCGCTGTTATAGAAGTCGCCAGGAAGATTCACAAACACCTTGCAATCTCCCGCGTCCTGAGACACCACTCCCCACACTACCCAGATAATACGATCATTGTTGGACGCGGCGTTTCCTGAGCTGTCCACCCGGAAATTATAGAGATCCTTTCCTGCTGTGTACGCTGTACTATGATTCGGTGAAGAACGTGGTGAGATTAGTTGTGCCACCGCCCGAGCTGTCGAAAGCCGGAAAATCGTGTAGATGCAACTGCAAGACTTCGCCGGCAGCCACTGCAATCGTTAGTGCGTCGGGTGAGGGACCTGTATCAAGCGTTGGTGTGCATAGTGTGCCATCCGACCATGTTGCTGGCTGCGCACGAATCCACTCATTCATTTCCTGTAGATGCCCATCTTCTGTCGTATCATTCCAGATATGATCAGTGTGTAGATGTGTCTTAAACGTCCCATATGTAGCTACGCGAGCGGCACTTGGGATAAGAAACTCGCCGATTGGAATAAACTCTTCTGTAGTAGGAAAGCCTGATGTTGACTTGGTTAGAACTGCAGGAGTAGCCTTTCGGATGTAGACGAAATTGATCTGGGGCGAGATGTCAGAGCCGAGCGTGAGGGCAATAGTCTTAGCCCCGACGAGGATGATAGGCCCAGCATCAAATAGCATTGTTACATTGCCACCGCCGTCCTGTTCAACCGTGAGCGTGACTACTCCTGCTGCGCTCGTAACAACAGCAGAGAGGGTCTCGACAGTAAGCCCTATATAGAAATTATAGGCGGTACTTACAATCGAACCTACAAGATTCGGTAGCTGGACGAGAGGAAGCTGGTTATGCAGCATTAGGCAATCCTGTTCACATAGCCAGTAATATTGATGGCCGATGCCGCGTCACTGAAAGCCTTAACAAGCAACCCTCCATTCAGCATCTGTCCAGTTGCTATCGGCATAGGCGGACTGTTGGCTTGAATAGGCAGTGCCTTAACCAGAAGGTTGCCGGGATCTGACACCCCTCCCCACTCGATTGTCAGCAACACGGGTTGTCCTGTAACATTCGTAGCCCAGAGATAAATCTCCTCGAAGTCCGTGGCACTATCGACTGCAGTATGAATTGCCGTTCCTGGCGTAGCAGTTTGAACTACAATTATCGGCGTACCACTTGTCGATTCGCTCAACAAAAATCTGGTAAAATTTGCCATAATTATGGTCCGAAAACTTGGTTCCGTAAAATAGATTGATCACCAACATCCTGACCGCTCCCAGTCGAATGGAACAAGCTCAAAAAGAACCGATACCATTCACGAGAAATCAGCCCAGTACGAGGATCATTAAACGGAACCCGAGGTGGTACGATATTGGTAATATCAGCCATCGGTTTCACTCGCGCTCAATTCTGCACCCATTATCGCAATCTTTATTGGATCGGTACCTGATATCTCATACACCCGATCACGAAGTTTCGTTGTCATACCCAACCGACGCCAAAATGTGCGATGCTTAAATTCACCAAGCGCCCCCATTGACTTCCAATGTTCATTTGACCAGTTGTGCCCACCATCATCCGACCACCGAAGCATTACTTGTGGATCACTACCTTGGCCAGTCACTAACCCGACACCTGTTTCATAATCCAATTGAACGCTATGATGTGCCTTACGCTTGAGATCATTTGCGCCTGGTGGCAATGCTCTCCAGGATCTCAACCATTTTTGAATATCGCCATTGTCAGCATAGACATCTAAATCAAAAGCGTAAATGTTACCATTGTCCGCGTCACCTACAATGATCTCATTATTGAATGCCATTTGACAATTGCTTTGGTGCCGAGTAAATACGCCTCCTCTAAAGCCCGCTCGTTCATGCCATGCTTCAGTAGAAACATCGTACACCCAGGTTGCATCGGCTGATGGAAAAATCAGCACATAAAACGAATGTCCATCTTGCTGGTAGGTATAGCCTATAGTGCCACTAAGATCACCATATTGTTGGATCTGCCATTCAACCGCGTGAGTCGAAATACGCTCCCCTGAATAACCACTTGAACGATAAACAATTCCCTGTCCTCTATCGTCCGCGCCCAACCAAAATAACCCGTTATCCATCTTGACAATTGAGTATGCGGCAGCACACCCAAATTCAATGTACACACCTTGTATCGGTGCAAGAGGAAAATCAGTTAATCCGGCATTATAGTAAACTTCAATACTGTTAGAACCAAAAAACCATGCCTCTTGATGATCAACAAATAACCCAACTAGCTTATCAGGAGAACCCGCGATACCTGAAAAATCAAGTGGGTCAACAGAGGTGCCATCGAGTAAAGTAGTCACCCATGCTATCTGACTGTTGGGTTGATTGAACACAAAGAACCCATCAAGGTAACCAACAGTTACGGCACCAGCAAAATCAGAATCCGTGATTTGAGCAAACACAGCAGTGGAAGCATTGTAAATATAACTAGGGCCATTACAGGCAACAAATAATTGAGTTCCGTTATCTGCCATACTTACAGAAATAGGTGAACCGGAGATGGTACCTAACAATGTCGCTGTATACCCGGTATCGATACTGTAAAGTTCATTCCCACTAGCAACATACCCTATGCCACCAAAAGTAGAAAGTTCACGAATAGGGCCACTACCTACAGTAGCAAGTAATCGAAGTCCAGGAGCACGATTTAAAAAAGCAGGTTCCTTACCACCTTCAGGCACAATCTCTGGAAACAAATTAACCATGCGATTATTTGCAGCATTGATACTGCGAGTCACATAAGTCGAGCCGAGAATCGGCGTCTTCATTAGATGTTTCCAGCAAAAACATTGTATCGCTGACGACCTGATACTATCTGACTGGGGAACGACATCACATCATCAGGATTATTGATTCGCTTGAGACTTCGCTTACTGGTCATTGCGATCCGCGATACATTAGAAGATGGCTCCACACCAAATTCACCAGCAAGTTCCACTGCCAAATTGTATCGAAAGGCCCGGAGATACCCTGGAGGAAATACCAAACTGGTTGCCGAGGTTGTCGGTTGAGCCAGTTCCAATACCGAAATGAAATGCCATTCAAGCGCCCGAATTGCCACAGGATAGATCGACATATTGATATCAGGATTAGCATCGTCTACCCATAACAATTGTGGATAAGTGCTGGTTACAGTTTTGACCGAGATTTGATTGTACTGTTGATCATTGATGAGCCCTATTCCATATGACACGCCAGTTGAAGTGTCAATGAAATAAGTAGAGTCATCCAGATCGACAGGTCGAGTGCCGACAAAATCACCCGTGGGGCCAAAGGTACGGTCTTTCGTACTTGCAGGCCAAGTGAATGTTTGATCCTGGGTAGTGTATACAGCAAGACGCTCGATACTCCATGAGTCGAGCATCTGGTTAAGAGCACTCAGGGAATCAATGGTAGTATCAGAAGAAGGTGATTCACCTTCCGCAAGCTCACCAATCAATCTCAGTGCACCCTTAATCTGATCAAGAGCAGTCGTCATTCAGAACCCCTTATTTGGCTTTAGCCTTGGATTTCACCTTTGGCCTTGGGGCAACCTTTGGACCAGTATCTGGCACAGGATCTGGTACGGGCTCCGGTATAGGATCTGGCACAGGGTCTGGTTTCAGAAAATCAGGTTCCCCAAGCTTCTCAGGTTCCTGTATAGGCACGTTAGGATCATACTCAACCCACCCGTTCAGTTTATCGGCATCTGCCTCAAGACTGGAACAGGCGACCTTCAGGCCATGTTTCGAATGTCTAAGGTAAATAGCAGCCATCAGATCGACCTCAATTTTGGTTTCGATTTTGAAAGAGTCAAAAAGTCAGGAACCTCGGGCTCATCTTCCTGTCTTTGAATTTCCGCAAGCAAGACCTCGCAGTCCTGGGCAGCACCATCAAGTGTGATTGCTTCACGCCTTACGTGCTCAAGTCTACTTCTCAAGTCTGCGAGTCGTGCTTGAAGAAACTCTTTGGTGATCATGCGTCATTGCTTGTTGAATAAATGTTGATCCATCCAGCGCTACCATTTGGTGTGATAACTCGAAGCCGCGCAGCAAAAGTACTGGCTGCTGAACCCCCATCGGAAACAAGTATAGTATCAGCACCGGCAGTCAATCCATTGAAGTCAAACAAATTCGTAAATCCGTTAGTACTGGAGTTGCTAAGTTCAAATACAGAACTCACAGCAGCCTGCGCTGATGCATCAGTGTTCCGAATTCGAATGCCGACCGTATTAGGTGAACCGGTAGCATTCTCAATGGACATATTGACATCGATACCCACGGCCTCAGTGCTGATGGTACCGTAGTCTTCTATCCGAATATCAAGACCTTTTATGGTATCAACAGTACTCCCGCTATCATTACGAGAACCGATATTTATGCCACTGATCCAACTAAGTTCGTCACCCCTGTTACGTGCTGAAATATCTATACCTCGAACAGCACCCTCGGCAGATGAGTTAGCATATCGATTAGTCGCTGATAACTTCAAAGCAGCATCAGGATTACCGTCCCATGTAGTAGCCTGGTCAGACGCTCGATTCAATGAAAGTGAAATAGCACCTTGGCGTAAAGGACGACCGGCAAGTGCCTCAACATCGAATTTAACACCTCGACCGCTATCGCCTCCAACGACTTCACGAGTGAATACTGGAAAGCCATCCTCATCTATAGCAAAGGAGTTCGCTCCCGAAACAATCGATACTGAAGAAAGCAGGGGGTCTCTATAAGCAACCCCGATTGGTTTTGTATCTGGCATGAGTTTATCCTCTAAAAGAGTTGCCCCAGCGAACCGGGGCACTCAGGTTACGAAATGCGATACAGCGTCCAAGCGCCTGCGGCTGTCTTACGCGCACGGAACGTGGCAGATGAACCAGCATTCGTGGTAATCGGAATAGTCACCATGCCGACCAGGGTCCATCCGGTACCAACAACAATTGTAATAATACCGCTGGAGGTCCCCAGATTGATAATGGTAAAGTCAAACGTACCATTGACTTTTACAGCATTGGTTAACGCTGCCTCAAGAAGTGTTACAGTCGGCAATGTGTAGTTCACTGCCGAGGTACCCGCAGTACCAACCAAGAGACCACCTAGGATCTGAGCAGCAGTCAGTGTATCGGTTGTAGTCGCGGTTTGAGGTGCAGGCTGCACACCTAATAGAGTCTCATCGAGATTACCATCGCCTATTTGACGACCGGCACCTGATTTTGCAATTGCCATGATATTTATCCTTTCAAAAAATGATCAAGAAGAGTTGCCGGTTAATCTAGCCCCATAAACGAGTAGCCATTTCAGGCCGAATCGTATTAAACCCATATAAGACATCCACGCGACATGGCATCCGGTCATTGTTGATATCGTACTGGCGCACAATCCTCATACTGATTCCGTTGTGAACTGCACGAGCGGCCATATCCACGCCCTGTGGCAGAAGCAGATCAGCGGTCACAAAAGCAATCGCATCCTTATGATAGATCAGATTCTGCGGATACAGAGTCGCAGACGACCCCATTGGGGTGATTACAGCTGATGTCTGCGGAAATGCGTCAATCGTCGCTAGGGCATTTCCTGCCGTATACATAGCCGGTGAAATCGACAGAGTTACACTGGTAGTTGATATCCAGCTTGCATCTGCGGTTACGGTAAACTGCTGCAAAGAACCCGTGCTCTCACGAGTCTGAGGATTAACAGCGTTTACACTCGCAATCGTGAACACATCACCTTCATTAAAAGTACCGGTGCCACTACTGAAAGTAATCGGCAGTGTCGTTTGTCCCTGCGTTGTGATCGTTGCGGCATTGATCGGAGATGTTGGTAGCGTGCCGACCGTATGCTGCTTGATCGACTGGGACATATTGATCTCGTCATATCCCAGAACACCCACTCCCATCATGCCATTTTTAAACTGATTGGAAATAGTACCAGTGGGATTGAAGAGACCCTTCAGTCCTTCAACCAGTCCAGCATTACCAGCCGGATTCACGGTCGCATAACGCGGGTTCATCATTGCAGCCATTTCATTCAACTTCTGTTGACCCTGTAACAGAACCAAGGAAGTCCCTGGAGTCGTACCAGGTGTGCCTACGGACTGATAAATATTCTTGTAGACATTGGCAAGGTCAGCATCGACGCTGGACGCCAGCTGACTGATACGCGGCTTCAGGATACGATCAGCAAAGTCATCCAACTCCAGTGCCAATTCAGCAGAAGTGAAATTAATGCCGACATGCTTCTGGGTTGCGACCGCAAGAGTCGTGTTCTGCTCGTTTTCATCCTGAACCTGAAGCGCAGCCCCATCGGTAACCAGGGTACGATCAGGCAAACGAATCCGAAGTGTTGAGCCAATTTTGGCCCCTTCGACAGCGTAACTATCATCATACTGCCGATTGACATTTCGACAGAGCACCAAATTGTTCTCAAGAATCTCAAGAGCCTTCCTGGTGATCATATCAATGGTTAAAATGCTATTCGCCATGAGATAAATCCTTCAAGAAAAAGTTAGAGGTTCTGCTCCTCCAGCTTCTTTCTCTGACGTTTCCTGTCGGCCTCAATCCACTCCGAAGTGCTCATTGAATCAATTGATCGTGGATCAGTTGTGTCGTAAACCGGAGTTGAAGAGGAGCCAGGTTTCACCGGAGCAATAGGCGGCGGTGCAGACGTTGTACGTTTCTGCGGAGGATCGGCGACCAATGCGGCCTCAATCTTCCCAATTTCTCGCGCTTGCGAAAGCGGTGGCAGACGGGAAATACGAGCTGCTTCCTTTAGATTGGTACCCAAGTGATAAGCAATCTCAGGTCCAATTTCGGAAAAACGGATTGTCTGAGCCATTGCCTCAGTGACTGGTAACTTCGGATTATATGCAACTTGTTCAAAGTCGTCATACTTCTCCCGAATCACTTCCTCACGTTCATTATAGGCTTCATCAATCTCTGCCTGCTGCGTCTGAGCTTCCCTTTCCTGTACCAGTTTATCAGCCTTATGCTCTACCACTGCTTCAGTATGTTCTTCAGGCGTGTCAAACTGATCTGCCGATGGGACTTCTGTAGGTGCAGATCGTACCTGCACTTTCTTAGCAGCCTGCTCTCGTTCCCACTGTCGCCTTCCTCTCGCAAGACGCTTACCAACAACAGCATCAAGTTCCTCCTGAGTAAAGGTTTTAACTTCATCAGGGATTACTTCAGTTCCTACCTCTGCTGGCGTTTCGACCGGTGTTGTTTCCACTTCGGTTGCAGGAACGACCGTTGTTTCCTGATCCGGCGCGGCTGGTGTTTCCGCTGGTTGAATTTCACTCATAACTCTGAATCCTTGGATTCCCTGGTCTATCGGACCAGTACGATTTTCTATATTTTGATCACTTTCACATTAATTTGTCAAGTTAGTATTGATTTGGTAAAAATCTAGAAATTAATACTTCCCTATCCGTATCAATAACTCAACCGATGCAGTCACACTGCCTGACGTGCCATTGAAAAATCCAACCTCAATCTCATTTGCAACCCCGGTAACGCTTTTCAATTTAGTCAATGTCAATCCCTGCAGGTCCAGTGGTGTGAAATCCAAGATCTGAGAACTGCCGTCCGACAAGGGGCTGTAGACAAACCACGTCACACTAGCTTGTGACGCTAAACCTGATACAGCAAAACTGCATTTCATGGTATTGCTCGTTACCGGAGTGCCACTGTTAAAACTCGCTCGATTGTTAGATGTAGCTTGAGCAGCAATCAGTCCGCTCCCGCTCGGACCACCTTGATTCAAACCGAAATCAATTTTGTTGTTGATACCTGTAAATAGAAACTGACCGTAACTAGCCATGTTTTCTGCAAAATGCAGGAACCAGCGAACATTGTTCAGAGTCGCTGCTGACTCAATATATTTAGCAGAGGCATGAAAGCCACCAAACCAGTCCAATACATTCCAGGTTATTCTCGACAGATCTGAATCACTGTCATTGACCAAACCACGAGCCGTAGTCAGTGCAACGCTGGGATCGATTGCGCTGAATGTAAAGGTGTTACTGTCCCAGTTCGGTGTCAATCCAGAGCCACTGAATCTGACCGTGGCTATGTTAACCGATGAGAAGTTGCAATAGATCTGGTTGCCTTGCATAACATTACCGTTAGCATCGGCGCTCATCACAATAGCATTGTCTGAATCGTTGATAGCCTGAACCTTTACATTGTTATCCAGACAGGTTGCATGAGTCGCAGAGACGGTCTCTAAGACTAATGCTCTGGTACACCGTGCAATGGTGTCAAGTTCCAGTGTGAGCAATGACGCGCCCTCTAATAACACGCCATCGGAGAAGTCTGAGACACGACCCAGATGGATAGGCGTTAGATGGTTGGCACTGGCAAAAGTAAATCCGGTGCCGGACCCCTCGCCTGCACCTTCAAATCCTGCACCACTGGCATCAAATGATCCATTGCTCCCGCCGAATGTAACACCGCCGCCCGTCATGCGGTAATTACCAGATGAAGCAGGTACTCTGACATTTTGACCCGAATTGATAGCTCGTTGAATTGGTATTGAGTCATCCGTTGACCCATTTCCCAGTGCGCCCATTTGTTTAGGGGTCACAAAAGCCTCAGCAATAACAAATTCTTTTCCGTCTAAATCATAAAACTTACCAGTTAAATGCGGCCAGCTCCCAGCCTTCGCTAGAGTAGTCGTTCCGGTATAGGACAACACAGATCCAGATTCGGGAGTCCGGTTACCATCCAGATAGTTGGTCCTGATCAGATGACCAGTGATGATACTGGAATGACTCGCTGCGGCAGCATCACTGCCCTTTTCATAAGCAGAGGTGTTAACTACCTGGTTGGCGTTGACATTATCAACAGTCCATACCGCACCATCTGTCGATGTCGTCAACACATACTTATAAGGCAGGGGATCAAGCCATATGTCTGCTTCCCCAAGTGAACCCAGGATTATGGGATTTGTGTTAGCGGTATCTCGTGTTGAATCAGTATAAGTCGTTAATTTCGTAACGGTGCCAGCGATATAAGTAGTCAGTTTTCCACCAACTACTGGATCACCATTACCATCAAGAAATTGCAACTTTGGTGCAGGTGAGAGAGTTACCATTATCCTGCCTCCAGCACCGGTGAGTCATAAACCCCGATCGAATATTCTTCTGTCATCATGGTGGATAGTTTTATTATCTTCGTATCTGATACTTCTTCATCCAAAAATTGGAATCTCAAATGAGCATATCGCGTACCATCTGGGAAGACTGTTGCTCTGCCTTTTGTGGTGAACGTTCGGCCATTCGCTATCTCTCTGACTTCGGCTTTGAAAGCTTCCAGTCTACCGAGTACGGCTTGTTTCAACTGTTGGTCATTATTCACAGTTTCAGTTTGGTAAACGTCTACGTTTTCTCTAATCATGTTGAATACTTCGCTGCTAGGAAATTCTGGATACGTGAAATCTCACCACTGTTATGCGCACTATCAAAGACTAGGAGTTCTAGGAATAGGCCGGGAAATGTTAGCGTCCCATCGAGCTTTATTAAAACCGACCCAAAATCCCAATTTCCAGAACCAGCATCACCGGTTACGCTACCTACGTCAGAAACGGTTAATTTCGTTGTTGCGTCTCCGTTAAACTGCGAGGTTATAACTCTTAATTCATTGTCATACGCTGGTGACATTTCAAGAGTCGTACCACCTTGAAATATCGAATATTTGTCACTATTGGCGTCATTTGTTCGAACTACTATCCTATTGCCGGCATTCAAACGAGCATCAAACAGCACTTGATTTGCTCCAGGTGCAGCCAGCGTAGGCTTGAACACCGCATACACAGTGACCGGGCTGTTAATCAGCTGCCCTGATGTTGTCTCCAGACCCACACTGCCTCGTGAGTAGATACCGGTATGACCTGTGTTATTGACAAAAGCATCGCCGTTTACAGTCCATACCTCACCTGTTGTAGAGGATGTCCAGGTATCTGTGTCTATTGCTACGCCTGCATCGGCATCGGATGGGTTGAAATCTACTACTAATGTGCCGTCAATGCCGTTAAAGATTTGTGCACGATAAACTTTTCCTGCTGAGACTTGAATTGAACCAAGAAACAAACCTCCAATTTCAACAGGAGAAGCACTATCGTATATTGATGTTGTCCCTACAATTGTTACGGTAGCGCCTAGTTGAGTCCATGTTGTTACGTCGGCGGAGTCAGCCACATCGTCGGTAGAAGTGTAAAATATAACAACATGATTACCAGCACCATCATCTACATCCATCGTAGCTCTAAACCATATTACAGTACCAGCTGCAATCCCAGTCGCAATAGTAGAAGAGGTGACTATTTGATTCCCTGATGTTCCATCCGGGGAATGAACTAATTTCAACGCAGCGGTGTTACCAACCTCAAGCCAGTATGATCGATTGTTTGTATCTTGCGCCTTTGCTATCAGTGTATTATTTGCCGCAGGAGTATAATCAAATAACGCTACAAGAGTACGTATATCTATATCGCCTGTAATTCGATTTGCAGGAGCACTAGGAGTACTAAGATTATCCCCAGCAGCTCCAGGTAGCAGAGCAACACCACTATCTAATGTGCTTAGGTTTGCGTCTGTGCCTACTACTGTGTCTAAGTCATAGGCTGGGCCACCGTACTTGCGATTGAGCCACCCAGTTACAGGATTTGTACCACTGATACTGTCAGGATCAAAGCCCGCTAGAGCCGAATTCAAAAGTCGCCCTAGCCCTGAC